TGATTTGCGCGGGGTCCGGTGCCGGTTGCGGCACCTGTTCGCCCGTGATGCCCGGCGGCAACGTGCGCTTGAAGCGCTCGGCAATCTCCTCGGCGTCCGGCATGTCCATGTTCTTCCAAAGAAGGTCGCGGATAAGCGGGGCCGCGTCGGGGTCGCGCTGGAGGTATTCCAGGATGAATTGGCTTGTTTCCTCACGCTGGGACGCGAAGGACGGGCCGACGCTGACGGTCACGTCGTATCGGCCCGTGGAAAGGTCGTTGAGGACTACATCCGGGCCAACCACCTGGTTGACCGTCACGTCCTTGAAAATGCCGTCCACGCCGCGCACCCTGACGATGCGCTCGGAGTCGTAGACATGCGGAATCCAGTCCACCAGGATGCGGCCAATCTGGTTGTTGGCCCTGGCGAGGTTGTCCAGGTAGGAATACGTGCCCGTCTCGGACTGGCGGCGGCGGGCCTGGATGGCAACGCCTGACTGCTCGTTGGATTTGAGCCCCATGCGGGCGTCCGGGACTCCAATGACGGCCTTCATGTCCGTCAGGGACTGCACGGAATCCTGCATGATGGAGACACCGGGATTGGGCGGGGGGATTTCCCTCGGGCCAAGCTGAGGCGCTGTCGGGTCCGGCTTAAAAATCATGAAGGACATCGCCAGGCTGTTGGCCTTCTCCCAGAGATGCCTAACCCCCTCGACCATCTTTTCCGTGACCAGCCAGCGCGCCTTGGGAGCAAGGGCCACCACCTCCACGTTCTTGGAGCGCATGTAGTTGTACTCGGCCTGCGGGTCACGCGCCCAGCGCACCAAGCCAAACAGATACCGGTCATTCTCGATCATCATCTCTTGCGGCATGACCGGCACGACGGGGATGTACTTGATCGGCAGCTTTTTCGGCCCGTCCAGCACCTGTGCCCCGTCGCACTTGGCCCAATAAACGCACCGGGCACGCACCTTCCGGGGCGGAACGGACTCGTCCACCAGGAGCGCATCCGTCTCGTCCATGTCCTCGCGGTAGACGGCCCGGCCATCCACGGTCATGACGAGTTCGCGCGGCTCGTATTCGGCCCAGAAGTATTCCGCGATGCGGACATAATCAGGCCCGCCGTTGTCCGCCGGTTCAGAATCGCCCTGCGCCGTGTCCATGGAAGAGAGGTGGACGCCCGGGTACTCCCTTTCGGCTTCGTCGCGGGGCATGGTGTCCACGATGGCGCAGGCCATGGCGTCCGAGAAGTCCGGCTCCTTGCTGTCCCAGTCGAAGTAGACGGAGAAGGGGTTGGCGACGTGCCTGATGCAGAGTTCCTGCTCGAAAGCATCGTCGTAGGCGTACTTGGAAACAACGCGAACATAACCGGGAAAGCCGCTCACCAGCATGAACTTGAACGCGGCGGACCTGGCTTCGTCAGCCTTGCTCGCGTACTCGATCTGGCGCGTCATCCCTTCGAGTATTTCGGCCTTCTCCTTGTCCGCTCCCGAGTCCACCGGACTTATCTTGATGGCCATGTCGTTCTGGCGCTGGTCGCCCTCCACCTGGGAGACGATTGACGGGAGGTAGTTGAACACCAGGCAGGGAAGCCCTTCGCGGGCCTTGAGCGCCAGTTCATCCCACTGCTCGCCGCAGTAGAAGCGCACGTCCTTCAGCGCCTCTTGGCGCGCCCGGGAATGCTTGGACGCGCAATCGTCTATCCACTTGCGGCAGGCTGCGGGGATGTCCTCTTTCTTGAGCTTCAAGGCTTAGGCCCCCATCCACCCGCCCACGGGGGCGTGGTAGTCTTCTTTTGGCTTGGGCTTGGTGATGGCCAGGGCCAGGCCGGTCATAACGCCGTAGCGGGTGGCGTCCAGAAGGTGGTCGTGCTCTTTGACGATGCGGCCCTTCTCGTCGCGCCGGTACAGGCGGAACTCGCCGAGCCACTGCTGGCACGAGCGGAACACCTTGAAACGCCCCGACGACATGCGCTCCCACACGGCATGGATGCCGGCCTCCACGGTGTTGTCCGCAAATGCCAGATCCAGCCCGAGCGCCCGGTACACGTCCACCAGCTTGGAGCCGTCTTTCTGGCTGGCCCCCGCGCTGGCCGGGTCTATGGCCCCTGGAATCCACTCGCCACGGCTCTTAACGGCCTGGGCGTGGACGGCTGGCTCGCACTGGCCCCGCTTGTATTCGCCGCAAAGGTAGGCCGTGTCCGTGTCGCGGTCCCAGGCCAGCCAAGCGGCAGCCGTGTTGTTCCAGCCCACGTCCAGGCCGTAGCAGCGCGGCCAGTGCTCGGGGATGCTGAAATCGTCCACCACGAGGTCGTCTTCGGGCACGGGGTAGATGGCTCCAGATCCCAGGGCAGGAATGCCCTTGGAGCGGGCGTCGCGCATGTGCGGCGGAAAAGAGGCCAGGAGGTCGGCCTTGTCCTTTTCGGACAGGTGCGGCACGTCGTCCCATGTCGCCATGGTGACGCTCTTCCCGGACGGGTTGCGCCCATCAGGCAGAAACGACAACACGACCTCGGAGATGCCGCGCAGGGGCGTGAACGTGAGCATGACCAGGCCGTTGCATGTCATGGTGCGGGTCAGGCATTCCACGTAGACGTCCATGGGCGGCTCTTCGTCCAGCCAGATCACGTCCTGCTCGGTGCCCTGGAACACCTCGCGGCCCTGGTCGTAGCTTTTGAAAACCAGCACGGACACGCCGCCGGAGGCATGCTTGATCCGGACCGTCTCGATGAGGTCCGGCACGTTGCCAGCCCGGCGCTTGGTGTCCAAGATGGCATCACCCAGAATGAGCCCGGTGCCGATGCTGGTGATTTCGCCCAGGAGTTTGAATTGCAGGATATCACGCACGGTCTGCGAGGTGTCGCCTGCCACCCACACCTTCACGGGATTGTCGAAGCGCCGCCCCTCCCACCAGTGCGGGTAAACGCCGGTCAGGTGACAGGCGACCTCATATCCGCCAGCACCTTCTGTCTTGCCGACGCGGTTGGCGGCCATGAAAAGGCGCTCGCGCTGCGTGGCCCCTTCGCGGAAAAAGTGGAGGTGCTTGGCGTAGAGTTCGCGCCTCAGCGGACCCTCGTCGGGGTACATGGAGAGGATGCGCCGACGAGAAGCCCGGCGAATCTTCTCCTCAAGCAGGAGGAGCAATTCCTGCTTTGGCGAGAGCGGCAGAGATCCGGGTGTCAAGGTCAGCATCACTCAGCCCCTTTACGATGTGTTCGACAGAGCCTTTGTGCTCCACGTCCAGTTTCGACGGCTCAATCCGGGCCAGGGCGGCCAGCACAGCCTTCGGGTTTTCCCTGACCTGCTGCTCAAGCCACGCAATGCCGCCCTGGCGATTGACCGCTTCAAGCAGCCCCTCGCGCAGGATGGTCACGAGGTTCTTGGACCCCTTGGGCCTGCCCTTTCCCTTGCTGAGCGTGTGGCCCTTCTCAAACGGTTTGCCACGAGCCATGGCTACTTCCCCGCCCCCCCCATGAAAGGGATCTTGCTGGCGAAGTACCCGACAGCGGCGGCAGCGCCGGAGAACCACCAGACACGGTGCTCCACGGCCTTCAAGCGCACGTCGAACGCGTCCATGCGCTTGTCCATGCCGTCCATGCGGTCAGCCCTGGCGGCGCAACGTTCGTCCATGCGCTCGTCGCGGGCGTCGATTTTGTCCAAGATCGAATCCACCTTGGTCTCGACCCTGGCGAGCTTGGTTTCAGCCGATTCCGTCATCAGAACGCACTCCAAGCGCCGACAAACAGGAAAAGCGGGAGGCTCAATGCCTGCCCGCCGGAACGGCCGGGAACGGCGGCAAAAATCACTCCCGACCTCCGTCCTTGGCGGATGAAGGCTGCCCCGGAGAGGGGCAGGGGGCAGCGGAGCCAAAAGGGGCTTGGTCAAGCGCCCCGTTGATTGCCTTGAGCGTCCCTTCGGCGTACCTGCCCCAATATTCCTTCTCCATCGCCCATCGCGTTGACTCCATGCCCGGAGGCACGGGCAGCGCGGCCACGGCGGAGGCCACAATCTGCGCCCCTTGGAGAGCAGTCCGGACCCTGGCGGTCTGTTCGGCGCTCATGGCGGAGCATCCGGAAGAAATGCCAGCGGCCAGAATAACCAGTGCAAGGGGTCCCCCTTTGACGCTCACTTGCTTTCTGGCGCTCACGCGCCCCCAGACGCCAAGGACGAGCCCGGCCACGGTGACGGCGGCCTCTATCGCCTGTTGCGCGTCGGCGTCGGTCATGCTGACCCCGGCCTTTCCAAGCAGAGGCCCGAGAGCCGTCAGCACCAGCCCCCAGAAGGTCTTGGACAGAAAAATGCTCTTGGACTCGTTCATGGGGCTACTCCTTCGGCGGCCACTCTCCACCAGCGGCTTCGAGGATCTTGTCCACGTAGGACTGGTTGACGAACTTGCCGCCAGCCGTGCGGGGCGAACCGGCGTTGTAGGCGGCCACGACGCCGGGCCAGCCGTAGGTGTCGAAGTAGCGGGCCTTGAGGCGCATGAGGTACTTGCAGCCCCATTCCAGGCCCACCATCGGATCGCAGAGCGCGGCAAGGAACGGGGCGTTAAAACCCAGGCAGCGGGCAGTCTCGCCCATGATCTGCATGAGGCCCCATGAGGTGGCACGGGCGTTCTTTTCGGTGACGATGGACACCGGCCCGAACACGCGGACATCGTTGGTCCGGACGTAGCGCTCGTAGAATCCCGGCTCGTAGCGAGTGGCCCAGGTGTTGCCGCTGGACTCGGTTTGGACGATGGCTGAAACGATGTTGGCGGGAAGGCCGTTGGCCTTGGCGGCGGACTCGATGAGGGGAATAAGGCTGGCCGGGAGTTTCATGCCCTCCCGGTGGCAGAAATCAGGTACATTTTCAGGCAGAACGTGATAATTTCTCAGCCTCGCGCATGTTTTCCACAATGCGCCTGACGGTCAACTGCGTCAGCCGGTAGTCCCTGGCCGTGCCCACGTAGAACGCGCTGGCGCTGCTGTAGCCTCCGGGCCTGCCGACGCGCTTATACGCCGCATAGATGGCCGCGTCGCGAACGTACTTGTCCGGCCTGGGGATAGTCAGGCGCTGCCCGCCAAACGCCTGCATGATTTTGACGGCCAGGTCCTCGCCAAACGCGGCCACGAGTTCGGATGGCTCGACAAGTCTCATCTTCCAAGTTCCTCCATCCGCCGCACGCACACGGAGATCACGTCCAGCAGTTCGGCCAATTCCGCGTCGGTGTCGCCCTCTAGGCGGGCGCGGGCCACCTCGCCGACCTCCTCCATGAGCACGGCCATGGGGTCAGGCCCGAGGCTGGCATGCTTCGCCTTGGCCCTCTCCACGGCCCGCTCGATCATGACGCACTGCTCGAAGGTCACTTGCCGCCCCCGTCGTGCGCGTCGAGGTGAGCTGAAAGCGCCCGCTCAATTTTCGCTAAACGGGCCTCCAGTGCGTCGATGCGGTCGTGCGCGAGGGTGTGCCCGGATTTTCCGTCAGGATGCAATCTCGGGCCTGTTCTGTCGAAAATTCGCACGGCCTCAACGTGGCTGCTCATGCCCACCTCGCATTTGATCTGCATTTTTCTAGGCCAGCCTCATGTACGCCACGATGGCCGCCATAGCCGCGTCCGCGCCCCTGCACACCTCGACCCGGTAGCCCTGCTCCCTGAGCGCCACGTGCCAAGCTTTCTGTTCGGGCGTGGTCGTACTGCGCGCCTTGCGCTTCATCTCGACGTAGAGCCCGTGGAAGCCGCCGCGAGCGACAGGAAGGCACAGGTCGGGCACGCCCGGTTTCACGCCCTCGGCGGCAAGGCGCTTGGCTACTGGCTTGCTCCGGTGCCCGCCGTTGGGCACGGCGTAGAGCAGTTTCAGCTCCGGCCAGCGGCCCTGGTAGAGCTTCACCTGGCGCATGAGCGATACTTGCTCATCGTGCTCCAGGGGCACGATCTTAAGCCCCTGCTTGGCCTTTCCCGCGCGTGCGTGAGCATGTCCGGTCGTTGTTTGCATCTCTGCTCCTCCGCTGCTGTCAGTCATCGTCCTGCCGCCCTTCTGTTCCCTTCGGCCACGAACTCTTCGAGCTTGCCCTCGCTCGCATCCACCCGGCATATCCCGCTGGGGTAGCCGCAGATCTCGTTGACTCGGGTACAGTCCACGTTGCCGCTGACGCACACGGTGCAGGCGAGCTTGAGCCTGGAGTCTGCGCGGACGTGGGAGGCGAGGCGCGTCATGATTCTGCCGCCACGAGGGCCCGTTCTTCGCCACCGAGGCGAACGTTGCGATACCGGGCCGCGAGGTCCTCGACGCTCATTTCGTAGCGGGACCATTTGGACTGGCCCCATCCGGTCTTGGCACGGTTGTTCTCCTGGGCGATGGCGTAGACGTCCAGCGGACTGCCAACGGTGCAATTCCTGGCCTCCAGGTGCTCAGGCGTGACGCCTCGCGGGGACATGCAGGTGCATGGTGATGCCCCGGTGACGACGAAGCCGCTGCGGTCGTACTTGCACCACCAGACCCAGCCGGAATGGCAGTTCCGGCAGCCGTAGGACCGCTGCGGTTCGCGGGCGCACTTTTCGGGATTGGCCTCCCGCCAGGAGCGCCATGCCGAAAGGAACTGG